ACAAGTAAAAAAGAAAGAATACACGAATATCATAGAACAGGAACATTCTATGAAATTGATGGTGGCGGAAATAGAACTATAAAGATTGTGGGTGATGGATATCACATTGTAGCTGGTTCTGATTATGCCTATGTTGGTGGTACTGTAAACCTTACTGTTGAGTCAAACTGTAATACTTATGTCAAAGGTAATTACAATTTACAGGTTGATGGTGACATGGAAGTTTTAGTTAAGGGTAATAAAAAAGAAACCATCTTATGCGAAGGCCTTACTACTGGATCAGTTACACAGATTATTAAAAACGGAACTAAGACAGTTTCAGTAGACGGTGCAGTTTCAGAAATATATGGTAGTACTCTTACGACTTCTGTTAAAGATAAAGTAACTCAAACTTTTGTACAGGGATTACAAACAAATATAACTGGTGCATATGATTTAGACGTTGGAACAAATCCAAACGATAGTGATATTATTGGTAGTATCGTTATCAATACACCAACCTTTGATATTGACTCTGTAACATCTATAGCAATGGATAGTGCTAGTATTAATCTTAACCAAGGTACAAAAGGTGCTGCTCGTGTTGATGACCCAGCAGATACTGGTGATGCTGGTGCTGGTGGCCACTTTGATGTCAACTCAGCAGGAACAGATAAAATAGAGTCTGGTTCTACATCAGTCTTTATTGGTACTACTGCTCCAACAATTACTGAACCAACTTTACTAGAAGCAACAGACAATTTAACTATAGATGAAGATCCAGTAGCAACTGTAAAAACTGCATATGGATTTTCTAGTCTTGATATTGATAAGACTTATGCAGATGCAATTATAACTGGTAGAAAAGCAGAGGTAGCAGCTGGAGTTGACCCAGACACTAATGAGGGCATTGAATACGGAGATGGATATGGTGGAGGAATATCACCTACTACTGCTCAAGTTGGTATAATCAAAACTGAGGCGTCAGAAAATCCAGGCTTAACTGACGACCAATTATCTAAAAATTATGTTGGTCAATCAGATTTCAAACCGTACACATCAGTTAATGGATATAATGAAGACGGAAGACTTAAATTCTTATCTCATACTGATACACGAATTTCTCCACTTCTAGGTCAAACTCTTGAAGACCTTGCAAAGGCATATGGTGCTACATTGACAATCACAAGTGCATATCGTTCTCCATCATACAATGCAAAAGTTGGAGGTGCAAAGAAAAGTAAACACCAACAAGGCCTTGCGTGTGACATTTTAATGAACAATACAACAAAGGCACAAAGATTAGACTTTATTGAAAAGGCATCTGAGTCAGGCATAGAAGGTATCGGAACTTATTTCCCATCTAGTTCTGGTGCAAACTTTGTACACTTAGATATTGGTGGGAAGCGTCAATGGGGCCCAAGTGGAAGTAGAACATCACAATATGGTTGGGCAAAATCAACATTTAAGAGCTTAGGATATTCACTTTAATTAAATTAAATCTTATAAATAATAAGAACAATAGGAGTCCGTAGGACATGGCGATATATGACGCACAGCTAAATAATAATTCAGAACGAAATGCTAGACAATATACGGACTTGGATTTGTTTTTTACTAAACGTGCATCTGATAATGATGTTGGTGTGATTACTGACATTCAAGCTGTTAAACGATCTATACGAAATCTTGTACAACTCAATCACTATGATAAACCTTTCCATCCAGAAATAGGATCAGGTGTAAGAGAGATGTTGTTTGAATTAATGACACCAATTACATCAGTAATACTTGCGAGAAAAATAGAAGATGTAATTAATAATTTTGAACCAAGAGCAATATTACAAGCAGTGACTGTTATTCCAGATTATGATCGTAATTCATATGAAGTTAAAATAGAATTTTATGTTGTAAATACACCAACAGAGCTGGTTGATATGTCAGTACTATTAGAGAGAATACGATAATGGCCGTAAACAATACAAGACTCAGAGTTACAGAACTTGACTTTGATGATATTAAAACAAATTTAAAAACATATCTTAAAGCACAAACAAAGTTTAAAGATTATGATTTTGAAGGTTCTGGTATGAGTGTACTACTTGATACACTTGCGTACAATACACACTATCTTGCTTACAATGCAAACATGGTTGCAAATGAAATGTTCCTAGATAGTGCATCTCTCAGATCAAGTGTAGCATCTCATGCAAAAGCTTTAGGATATCAAATTACATCTGCTCGAGCTCCAGTTGCTACAATTAATATCAGTCTTTCTACTACCGCCTCAACAAAGACAATGCCTGCAGGCACATCATTTACTACAACAATAGATGATATTACTTATAAATTTGTAACTATTGCATCAGCCACATCTTCAAATACTGGTGCATCAGTTCCGTTTGATAAGATAAACATTTACGAAGGAACATATTCAACTACAAAATATATTGTGGACACTTCTGATGTAAACCAAAGATTTGTATTGACTGATGCTAGATCAGATACTTCTACACTTACCGTTAAAGTTCAAAACTCAGTTTCCGACACTACTTCAACAACTTATACATTGGCTACTGATATAACTCAATTAAATACAGGAAGTACAGTTTATTTTTTACAAGAAGTTGAAGCTGGTAGGTTTGAAGTATATTTTGGAGATGGTGTTTTAAGTCAATCATTGTCAGATGGTAATATTGTTTCTTTACAATATGTAATAACAAATAAAACAATGGCAAATGGTTCATTTTCATTTACTTCGCCAGGTGCTATTGACGGTGCAACGAATATTACAGTTACTACAGTTTCAGCTGCAGCAGGTGGGGCAGAACCAGAAGGTATGTCTTCAATTAAATTAAAGGCTCCTCTTGACTATGCATCTCAAGGTAGAGCAGTTTCTACAAAAGACTATGAAGTATATGTTAAAAAATTATTTGCAAATACACAAGCAGTTTCTGTTTGGGGTGGAGAAGACGGAAGTTATGATACAAGCACTGGATCAAGTTCAACTCCAGAATATGGTAAAGTGTTTATTTCAATTAAATCCACTACTGGTCAATCATTAACTAGTGTTCAAAAAACAAATTTAGTTACTGCACTTTCACCTTATAAAGTTTCATCTATAACACCTGTTATTGTAGATGCAGAAACTACTTCTCTTATTTTAAATATTACTTTTCAATACGATTCTTCATCTACAACTTTAAATTCTACAGATTTAGTATCAAAAGTAATAACAACTCTTGAAAATTATAACAATAATAATTTACAATCATTTAATAAACCATTTAGACATTCTGCATTGTTGGGGCTAATTGATAATAGTGATAATTCAATACTGAATAATACAACTGTAGTTACAATGGCACAATATTATACTCCGACACTAGGAACTTCTGCTTCTAAAATTTTTAATTTTGCAAATCCTTTTTATTCTCCGCACTCTGGCCATAATGCAGCTGGTGGTGGTATTGTTGCATCTACAGGATTTTATTTAGATGATGGAACAACAGAATATTTTCTTAATGATGATGGTGCTGGTAATCTTAGGATATATAGTTTGTCGGGTCTAACAAGAATTTATTTAAACAGTTTAGCTGGTACAGTAGATTATGCCGCAGGAAAAATTACTCTTGGTTCTGTTAACATAACAGGAATATCTCCTGTTGATGGTACATTATCTACTAGAATCCGTGTAACCGTTATACCAAGTTCATATGATGTTGTTCCTGTAAGAAATCAAATAATAGAATTAGATTTAGTTAATACTACTATTAGTAGTTCTAGAGATGCAACTGCAACTACAGGATTGGGATATACAACAACTCAAACTGGATCATCTTCTACTACTACAGTTTCAACAACATCCTCATCAGCATCCGCTTCATCAGGAAGTTCTTCTTCATCATCAGGAAGTTCTTCTTCTTCTACATCTAGTTCATCGGGTTATTGATAAATGTCAGAAAAAATAACAAAATTTACAAATAAAATTTCCCCTCTTATTGAGGGGCAAGTACCTGATTTTGTACAATCAGATCATCCAATATTTGTTGATTTTGTAAAAGACTATTTCAAATTTCTTGAAGCTGGTAGACTCACTCTTACAAATGTAATTAATTATGTTTCTGAAGAAACAAACACAATTAATTACATTTTAAATGAAGACGGTGACAGAATTGTAACTGAAATTGGTGAAGGTACTACTGGTCTATTTGTTGCCGGAGAAACTGTAACTGGCGGAACTTCTAAAGCAACTGCAACAGTCCTTGTTGATGATTCTAGAAATGCATACTTATATGTTAGTGGACAACAACTGTTTCAAACTGGAGAAACCATTACTGGTGGTACGTCTAATTCTACTGGTACAATTGATGAGTATCGTGGCAACCCAATTCAAAACATTCAACAAATGTTGGAATATGCAAATGTAGATAATACATTATACGATTTCTTAGATCAAATGAGAGATCAGTTTATGGTTTCCATACCAGACAATCTGGTATCAGGTATTGACAAACGTAGACTTATAAAAAACATCAAAGACCTATATGCAGCTAAGGGTACATCCGAAGGTCACAAACTTTTCATGCGTATGTTACTTGGTGAAAATGCTGAAGTATTTTATCCAACTGAACATATGTTACGCCCTTCTGCTGGTAAGTGGGAAAACAAAACAATCATTAGAGTTGTAGCTAACTCTGGTGTTGAAGGTGAAGAAGTTATTAATTCATTAATTACTGGTGGAACTTCTGGTACAACAGCAATTGTTGTAAGTTCAGTTGTTTCTCAACAAACAAGTGTTGTTGGGGGCGAAAGTTTCAATGATGCTGTTACTGAACTTGAAATTGCAAATATAGATGGTACATTTACAGATGGTGAAACTCTTACTGCTCTTTCTACAACAAGAGATATTAATGTTAACTTTACTCTCTTTGGAATTGTTGCTGATGCGTCAGTTGTAAATGGTGGTATTCTTTATAGCAATCTAGAACAACTTGAAATGGAAGCAATCGGTAATAATTTTGCTGAAATTGTTGTTGATGAAATTAAAACTGGTAGTGTTAGTGAAGTAATTGTTGATGATGTTGGGTCAGGATATGAAGCTGGTGATGCTCTTAC